GGGGATAAACCCCATCCCTTAGCTATCTTGGAGGTGTTCCATGAATATAGAGGCCATTCGGCTTCTTCTTCATAACATTACCACGTTAGTTGCCGTTTTATCTAAGGTTTTGACTGCCCTGGATTCAATCCTTGACAGTTCTTTTCCTCTCGATAAAACGTCAGCCGGCTAGTAATGTTCACGTCGTGTTGATGTTTTCCATCCGGAGGTCACTATGTCTATCATCGTCCGCGTACCGAGTCGCATACCTGTCGTTAAGACAGGTTTTAGCTGCTATGTACCGAACCTATATTATAGGCTCGGATCACCTGGCAGCTATCTACAATATGCTATCGTTACCGAAGATCCTGTATGTCAGCTTCTTGCTAACAATAATTTTTATTGTCCTGCAGGAGCTGCATCACTTGATCGTATCTTTGGCCTGGATTTTGGACTTGAGGCTCGTGATACAACTGTTAAAGTTGCTCATAAGCCTATTGTCCCTACTTGGCCCTATGATACCTATGATTCGAGAGTCTATGAGAATAATTCTCAGGGACTCTCCTTATTGGTTTCTACGCTTTCTGGGAAGAGCATTAAAGCTCCTTCTACAGCTGGCGAGAATCCTGTAAGGCATTACACTTACTCCGGTGAGTTGATGGAAAACGAGCCCGATATTCCTTTCGTGATTTCTGATTCTTACTTTATGGGTTTTTCCTATAAAGTTCGACAGAATTTGTTCATGACAGAAACACTTGTCGTCGATGACGCAGATGTCTCTGTTATGCACCTCACGAATCGTAATCATGATTTGGCGTGGTCCTGGAATATTCTGGATTTTCTCGATGCCTTTAAAAGCAAAGAGTTTAATCAGATTTACTGGGACCCACCTTACACATACTCTCATCGCCTTATGAGCGGTCTTGAGTATGATCTCTCTCCTGAGAGATTGATTATTCGCTATCACACCGAATGGTTTGCGTACTTGTATTCGTACCAAACTTATAAGTGGGATAGTGAGATACGTTTTGAATTTCAAAACGCATCTAGGGATATCGTAGTGTATGATGGTCTGTCTCTCGGTCCGCGTGAAGGGCCCTCTTCTTCTACCTTTAGGTATAAGAATGGCTCTCATACGTACGAGGACGGCATGCTAGGACCTGTAGCAAGTGTTTCGACTGGTTTCCCAATCAGCTGCAATGCTTTCTCTGGTCTTCGCGATCATACAATGGCTGAACATGATACATATGCCTATGCTCCGGAGAGGCTTAGCAATCGCATCTTCCTAGAGAAATTTAGGAAAGATGTTGAGAGCGGCTTCTCCGACATAGTGCCTTCTATCATGTTCTCAACTGCTGATGCTTTCTCAAAAGCAAGAGAGTCTATAAACACAGACGTGTTTCAGACTTTGGCAAAAGTTCCCGTTTTGTATCTTGCACTTCCCCACATTCGTGAGGCAGTCTCGATACTCGGGTCCTTAGTCAAGCGCGATCTCTCGTTTGCCACTTTACGTGACATACTTGATCTCGCTACCTCTACCACTCTTCAGGCGTCTTTCGTGTGGAGGCCATATTTGAGCCTTTTCACTGATTTGATCCCTCAGATGGTCAGCATCTTGCAAACTGCAGCCTCTCGGTCTAGCAGTTTAGCAATAGGACGTGGTTCCTTCTCTTTCAAAATTCTCAATGAATTCGGAAGGAAGGAAATCACCTTGCTCACTCGCACCAAGTTAGTTATGGATACGAGCTCGTCTGGGCTTTTATCCGCCATCCTAAGTGTGGATGATCTTGGCATTCTGCCAAAACCATCTAACATTTGGGATACCCTACCATTCACTTTTGTAGTGAATTGGTTCACAGGTGTGACTCAGTCTATGCGGCGAGCTGAACGGTCTCTAGAATTACTGACTGTTCCAGCTTACTACGTACACTCTTTCACGCTGACCAGTCCTTTAACGGATGATGAACTTGACGTCTTGAAAGCGTCTAGTGTCTCACCGTCGCCCGCGTCACTTCGTCTGTACTTTAGAGACGTTAGTCTCTATTGTCCATACCCAAAGGATTCGAGGCTTGGATTTGGTCTTCCTCCTGGAGTACCTTCTGTAGGTATTTGGGGGAGTCTTCTCTATCAGCTAGTCTTTAGCCGATAGTATATCCACCCGCGTTGCGGGTTCTGCCAACGAAAGGTTGACAAAATGACTATCACGTACTCCCTTGATCACATTGCTTCCTCAGTGGAAGATGTGAGCGTCGAAGTTGCTGCTAAGTCCGAAATGACTTTGCAGTCTACCACCATCGATCAAAAGACCGGTGAGGTAACATCTGTATATGTTCTCGCATCTGGAGACAATAGCTACCCAGCTACTGTCACCTATCGTTCGGTCGTTCAAGACCGCGCGGCAGGGCCAGTGCGACGCATATCGATGACACTTTCGACATGGGCCGTGGCTGACAACAGTGTCGACGGCATCGTTACCCGGAAACCAATCCAGGGTACCGTGTCGTTCAATGTGCCAGCAGACATCACCGTTGAGACAGCGGATTTGAACCAGGCTATCGGAAACTTATTCAGTTTCTGTTACCTGTCAGTCACATCCAAGTCTCGCGACACCTCTTGGCTTCAGAAACTCCTTTACGGAATTCCTCAGGTCAAGTAGGTGAGGCACGAGGTTCTTTTAAGAACCTCGAACGGTCGTAGATCTATAATAATAGATCACGACTTTTGCCAATCGTTGAGCGTGCCAGTTGGTGATAATGAAGAAGCAGTTTGCCTCTTTATTGCATCCTGGATTTCGCTCCTATCAGATAGCCCACTTCAACCTGAAAACAAACCTTACTCACTTTATCTTCATTTCCTTGCGGAGATAAAGAAAAGTGGTGTTAAGGCTCTTGTTATCAGATACTCCGATCTTTCTCATCAACTGGTTTCTCAACACAGTTTGATGGGATCAGGCACCTCAATAGGTGACTGGATTAACGATTTCAAAGACACACCAGTGTTCTTTGAGTACAATCGTTATTTTAAGACTGGAGATGCTGAGATTTTAGGATTCTTGTACACTTTTCTTAACTTCGGAAAGAAGTTAGATTATGTAGACGAGTCCTTCAATGAAACCGCCTTTCGCGGTTGGCTCAGCATTGAGGAAAAGCTAGGCAGTCTAGTATTGCACGAGTCTGATGTTAGTTCAATCAAACTAATACTCAAGACGTGTATGCCACCATTCTCTGTAGACGACCTTCGGCCAAAATTTGGTCCTGGTGCCGTCTGCGAGCGTGGTGTCAAAGGTAGAATCGGTAAGCTTCGTAGCTTCCGATACGATCCATTGATAGATCGCTTCCTTTTTCATGGCCATATTGGAATGTATGGCATGGGGGAGGACCACGGACTCACCTCTAGACAGGTCATCCCTGACCCATCTATGTGGTCCCCTGATAGAACGTGTATTTCAGGTCGTATCGCTCGCCTTATGTTTGTGCCGAAGAATTTAAAAGTATCGCGTTCCATTTGTATGGAACCGAGTACTTTGATGTTCTTTCAGCAAGGCATAATGCGCGAGATGTTACGCCTGATCAAGCATTCCAGATATCGATACTTCATTGATATACTGGATCAGCAGAGGAATCGTGATCTCAGTCTCTTTGGTTCTTATACCAGCGAGATTGATACCATTGATTTATCTGCAGCTAGTGATTCCCTCTCACTGGATCTTGTTAAAGCGGTGTTTCCACCGTCTTGGCAGATACCAATGAGAGCCACTAGATCCCACAGTGCTTATCTTCCTAATGGCGAAATTTTGCCACTAAAGAAATTTGCACCTATGGGATCCGCATTGTGCTTTCCGACGCAATGTATTATCTTTGCGACAGTTTGCATATATGCTGCTTGCTTGCACACGTACGACGTTAGTCATACACAGTTAGATTTCTTTGACTGGCTTACTCCTGATGTGATTAGGAGCGTTACTGACGCATTTGCGTCAGCCCCTTCTAGTTACGTAAAGGGTTACCAGCCTCTAGCTGTGTATGGCGATGACATATGCGTAGACAGACGTCTTACGCCATATGTCGAATCCATCTTAGATCGTTTAGGTTTTACTGTCAATAAGGAGAAATCCTTTACTGGCAGTCAATCCTTCCGTGAATCTTGCGGAGGATTTTACCTAGACGGTCACGACATTACCCCTTTGTACTTTCGCATAAAGGGTATTTCACGCCGCCTTGGCGCGAATCATGTCGTATCACAAGTCCATCTTATCAATGAATGCAGGAGACGTGGGTTTAAACACCTATATCGTTTCCTTCACCACTCACTGATAACGTGGGAATGTAGAAGAGGTTTTAGAAATTCAATCTCTTCTAAGAATTCCATTCCCTACGTATCTGATCCTTCACAATTTGGTATACTCGTCTCTGATACGCGTGGCGAATGCGATAATACGCATCTTGCCCAACGTGTCAATGATGATTATCAAAGAGTTGAGGTCAGAGCATGGACTATCGCTGCTACTTCTCGCGTTCGAGATGTTGGCCTCCTGCCAACTATTGACGCATATGAGTATCAGCGGTGGTGGGTTGGTCGTTCACGAGACTTTACGACTGAGGTTAATTCCTCTGTTTCTCGTGACGACACCGGTGGCACCGGACTGAAGTGGAGATGGATACCACTTCAGTAAAGTCCAAGGTGAGAGGAGTGCGGTGGGAGTAATCTCGCCGTAACAAGCGAT